GTTATAACCATCTGCACGGAACCGAAAAATTTTGTCATCAAAATCAATATTAAACAAAATATAATGATAATGGGGACGACCATGAAGTTCACCATATTCACCACAGCCAAGAAAACGAATGCCACTGCCATACTCACGGCGAAGATTCTTCATAAATGTCTGATGAAATTTCTTGCTTAAGCTTTTATCACGTGGCAAATGATAATCGTCGAAAGTGCAAGTGACGAAATAAGCAGAAGACGAAGAACGGGCTTCGTGGACAGCACGGACAGCCCACTGTCTGCTATTTTCGAGACGACAGCCGATACATTGTTTACAAGAACAACGAATGAAACGGCTATCGCCAGCAAGCTCAGGGTGAGAGGCAAGGCTACCGTAAAAACTATAATGTTGTTTTCCATTTTTAGTAAACGCTCCTTGAACCGGGTACATAAGAATAGGATTATAACAAACCATATTAATCACCTGTACCGATTGTATCAGGATTAAGTCAGAATGTCAAATCCTAAATCCACCTCGTCCTACTCTCTTAAAATTTCTACGTCTAGATCTGGAGGTACGCCGAAAAAGACGGCGAGAACCTCGTTTAGATAAGCGGCGTCGCCTCATTTAGCATCCCTCCAAGAACCGAAAAAACGGCTAGTTTTTTTAGAATCATTCTTATTAGCAAGTGGCTCAACAAGCTGAGCAACATCGTTTTGAAAGTCCGAAGCAACTTTTTTGGCAGTCACGGTACCAGAAGAAGCTTTGCCTTTCAGAGCTTCGATCAGATCTACAACTTCCTGAATAAAAGGGACAACAACAGAAACAATAAAAGTAAGAATCATAGTAGTTTTATTAGGCATAAAATTATCTCCTTCCAAAATAACGACCTCCGAGGAAGCCTATAACATTTTTGACAGTAGAACCAACACCACTAGCGACAGATCTGGGAGCACCTGTAAGACTTTCGAGATTCTTATAAAAATCACGTTCCATACCTGCCATTTCAGTTTGGATATTATCAAAAGCGGCAGCAGAATTAGCACGGTTAGCAGAAGCAATATTATTCAAAACACCAGAGCTAAGGTAAGAACCCTGAAGCCGAAGGTTTTCAAGCTCCAAATTCATCTTTTCAAGTTCGTAACCAAGACGCTTTTCATAAGTCTGCTCACGAAGATTCAAATCGTTTGCAAGAATACCATTCTGGAGTACAGTTCCATGGGTGCTCTGACGCACAGAATCGGCTTCTGCGACGTTTTTTTCAATTTGAGATACTGCAAGATGCTCGGCATTCTTAGCCTGCCTTTCAGCGGCACTAGCGGCTTTAGCAGAGTTCATGGTAGAGCCTATATCACTCATACCTACAGAAGCGGCTGAAGCTCCAGATATAGAACCGCCTATACCATTAGTTGCGGCAAGAATAGGATTAAGGCCAGCATTGCGCATATCTTCTACGGCCCATTGATAACGATGTTTATAGTTTTCAACGTTCCACGCGTTAGCCTGTGCGGCATTAGCAGAGTTGTAACGATCCTGAGCTGCAGATCCTAAAAGAGAGCCAGCAATACTGCCTAAAGTATTAGAAAGCCATGACATAAAACCAACTCCTTCTAGAAGTGATCAACAAGGCCGGGAGTGCCAAACATAGGCATAGGACGCACAGTAGTATAGCGGAAGCCTACGTCAAGCAAGAATTCAGGCTCACTGGGAACAGCGATAATACGCTCAATAGGTGGATTTTCGGTTATGAACTCTTCGTTGAGAGTCGGAGCATTTTCAAAGAACTGGGACAAATGCCACTTATCCAAAGAACCACCAACTACAGAGCTACGGAACTTACCTGTAATCTGCGAAGGTTTATAGCGATATTCGGCATAGCGTTCCTGATAGCCAAAAACAGTAGTGTCAGCTTCAGAACCTTGAGCATAGATCTCACGAAGCTCAATAGCTTGTTCGCCAAGATGAGCGAATGTAGGCCAATAAAAATCATAAACAGTAGAGCGAAGCCACATCTTGTTAATACCTTGCTGGTAAGTAAGATCAGCACGAGCACATACAAAACCAAAAACATAGCCATGCTCAACGAAAGATTTGGTGAAACCATGAAACTTAGCGGCAGTAACACCATAAGCGGAGAGATTGCCTTGAGGAGAGGTAGTGTCAGTTGCAGAAGTCTGCGCTATTGGATTGACATTTACCATTTTAGTAAAAGAGCCGAGAAATTCCGGACGTTGAAGACGAGCATCAGGAGAGACTACGCCAAAGAAAGAACGAAGCACTTCTGTGTATCGACTGCCACCGCGAGCAAGGCGTTCGTAGAACTTCTGCATTTGGAAAGCAGTGCGAAGGCCGTTAATAGTAATAGCGGAAATATCAGAAAGATCAGCAAGCAAGCCTGATTTTTTACTATCAGAAGTAACAAAAGCAGTCTGTCCACCAGACCATTCGGAATCATCTGCATTACGAAGAATCGCGCCAACATTACCAGTCATTGAGAGATAGCCAACTGCATCACCAGCGGCATTAGGAGCGAGACCAAGACGCTGACCATCACCATGAACAGGAGCATCACCAGTTAGGGAGATATTAACACCAGGTCCTTTCTGTGTCCATGGAAGAGCAGAAGTGAAGTAATCATGACGTTTACCACGAGGCGGACAGGCTAAGCCGGGATAAATATTGGTATCTGACGCGAAAACCCAAGAAGGCTGTTCAGAAGATCGGGCAGAGTTTAAAACTTCGTTGGTATCACCTTTCTGAATCTTGACGGATTTCTGGAGGTTTTCGTCTCTAAACCATTCATTCCAAATAAGGTAAACACCACGAAATGGAAGAGCGCTAATACCAGATAAATTTCCGGACGTATTCACGGGCAAACCAAAATAGTCCCAAAGAGAGCCTATATAGGCATTTTCAGAGTTACCAGTAGCAGAAACAGTAGGGATAACAAAATCAGTGCTATCATCAGGGTCTTCCTGCTCAAAACAGAAATTCTGCCAGTGTTCCCAAACGAGGCGGTTTGGTACAAAAAAGAAAAACCAGTCCAGATAAATATTATCCATAATAGGCTTAATAGGAGTAGCCAAACGAGCGAAGTAATTAACAGACAAACGAGTAGTATCGCCAGGCAAAACCTCGTCAACAAATACAGGTATAAGCTTACCTGAGTCAAACGTTGTCTTATAAACATGCGAACGGTCGAATTTAGTCCTTTTCATGTACATTGCAGGAGCATCGCTAAAGCGATGTCCTCGAACTCTTATTTTTTTTCGAGCCAAAATTTCACCTTCTTCGAAGTGTAAACCTAATAATTAACCTAAAGCAAATTATTATTAGGTTTTAGATTATTTTTGCGTCACCTACGCCAGTTACATCAAGTAAGTAACTGGCTTCGGTGACGCCTATTTTTGTGTTTCTTCATTATTTTGAGTTAAAGTGTTACTTTTTTCTTGTGTTTGTTTATTACTATCAAACTGTTGTGGTTCGTCAAAGGTATGATTGCTACCATACAGACCTTCTCGTTGGAGATAATCGAGCGTTTCAGGATTGTTCAATTGGCTGATGAAATTCATAGGATCGTGACCGAATTTAGCTCGAACGTAAGCAGGCAGACTATAGAATTCTTCACGAACTCCTGAGACAAGTTCGAGTGCCGTACTATAGTCACCGGGAAGCGTTGCATCTCCAAACTGAAGATAAGCATACTGCGAACTATCACCGAGGTCGAGAGTAGCTATACCTTTCTGACCGTCTGCATACTTATTTACGATGTAATTGATATCAGTTTCATCTTTCTCGTCCTGAACTGTAAGAGAGGGCATGGTAAACTCAATACCGCAATGGTCATGTTCTTCTACAGGATCGTAAGATGTCTTAAATTTCATAATTTCACCTCCTTTCGCAGGCGCCTAGACGCGGCGGGCGTAGCGTACAAAAAAAGACGATCTCTTACGAGACCGTCCTTTTTCTGATACGCTCTTTATTAGATTATCATTTAATAGAATCATCGTCAACAGTATTAACATATTCTATGGCGCGACCAACCATGACAGGAATACAGGACTCGTCACAATTCTCAACGTAATAGCGACCGTCGCTGTCATCGAGATTGCCAACATAATAAAGAGAAAAATCTTCAGGATACTTTTTAATAAGCATTTTATCATCGTTCACTATACCTTCAAAAGCTCGCAGAGCAAGCATATCGTTGTGATAAACCTGTGGAGGGCTGAACTGTTCAGCCTTGGAATCATAAATGGAATAAAGTCTCAATATCTAAATCTCCTTTCCTTAAGGCAATCAAAAATCTACGGATCATAAGGTGCGTAGTATTAGGTAAAACAAAATAATCATTATCGATACGAATAACATTACAGCTATCAGGTTTAAGCTTGTAAGCGGCATATTTAGAACCTCTAAATAAAAAGTTAAAGGATATGCCTTTATGCTTACAGTAGGATCTAATAGCGTCAAGCTCAGATTGAAAATTTTCTATAAAAACATCTCCTTTCTGACCTAATGATAACACAGTCATAATACCTTGTCAAGCTTCCTACCAAGAAAATGCTTATACTTACCTTCCTGAACACGACAGCGGTCAACCAAACGCTCAAAAGTGTTGTTCTCCAAGTTATGAAGCATCTTCTCAATACGGTTATTACGAATATATTCCATCCAGTGAGGATGCGTTTCATCAAACTTTTTATCGTAATAACGAGGCGGACGCATCTTTCTGCCATTGATAACAACATAATCGTTAGCATAGCATTCTTCACCATGCTCTGCAAGCCATTTTCCACCAATACCAGGACGATTGGAAGCAACCATAAATTCAGGAATGCGACCTTTATAGTGAGAAGGAGCATCTTTACCTGTCTGCTTTTTAACTATATAGCGAGCGACATAGGCAGCAGAATCAAAGCTAAACTCACCAATAAGATGCATACCGTATTTCCATACTTTGGCAAAACGAGAAGAAGTATAAGTGTTATAACCATCTGCACGGAACCGAAAAATTTTGTCATCAAAATCAATATTAAAC